CAATACAATCTTCCAACGTGCAGGTAAGAACCTTGTAGCCATGTGGAACTTTGTTAAACAGAAGCATTACACAAAGCGTATGCACTTCACAGCCACAGCAGAGAAGGTTGCAGTAAGAGATTATGCAACCAACTTTATTAATGCTTTTGAGAAAGCTTTAGCAACCATGCGAGTGTAATTAGATATGAAATGATAAATAGAATTGCAGGATGCAATGAACGATCAAACCATATATTGCACTGCAACAAAAGGTACTTCCCCGACCGACCATCCGTGGGCAGTTCAACCATCGTGTAACATTTGGACACACAAAATTTTTAACAAAGTTCAGGTATTTGACCATAAAAAGTAATAAAAATGGATAAAAAAGAGCAAAAATGAATGAAAATGATGAAAAATCCAACAAAAAAGACCTAATAACAACCACACAATTATCAGAAATACTTGATAGTTCTCCCTCATATCTAAGCCGAATGGTTAAGAATGGCGTCTTAACAAACCTCGGAACTAAAGGCAAAGCCTTGTTTGATAAGGATCAAGCCATATCAGAATATTACAATCATCATCCAGATAAATCACCTGATTATGTAAAAACAGATGAAGACATTGATATAGACCCACTAACAAAAGGCATTAAAAAAGCAGAAGCTGACCGCAGAAAAGCGGCTATTGAATGGCGTATTGCCCAATTGAAATACAAAGAAGCAGCAAAAGAAGTTATACCATTAGAAGATGCTAAACAAGTTATTGCGTCTGCAATTGTTACATTTAAAACACAATTAGAAACGCTTCCAACAGCATTAGCACTTGATCTTACACAAAAGAACTATGAAGAAGTTGTTAAAATATTAGATAAAGAAATGAAAAGGTTATTGAATGAGTTACAAACAAACATCAAAAAGCTTAGTTAAAAATAAATTAAACATTGGAATGGCTGACGCCTCAGAATTGTTTGCAATTTTTGAAAAGAGCTTAGAACCAAAGTTAGATATTAATTGTTTAGAATGGGCCGAACAATACCGCATACTTTCGAAGGAAAGTTCTGCATTGCCTGGAAAGTTTCGTCCATTTAAATTTCAAGAAGAAATGCACTTAGTTTTTAATGATGATAGCATTGAAACAATATGTTGTGTTATGGGCAGTCAAATTTCAAAGACTGAACTTTTAAATAATTACATTGGTTATGTTGCTTCTATTGATCCTGGCCCTATTTTGATGGTTCAAACTGATATTAAATCAGCAAAGAAATTCACATCAACACGCTTAACACCAATGATTAGAGATAATCCAATCTTACATGATTGTTTTAAGCGTTCATTAAAGAATGATAGTGGTGATACCCAACAATACAAGGAATTCACAGGCGGATATATTGCAATTGTTGGCTCAAATGTTCCAACTGATCTTGCAAGTTTGCCCATCCGATATTTGTTTTTAGACGAGGTAGATAGATATGAAGGTTCGGCAGGCGACGAAGGCGACCCTGTAAACATCGCTTCAGCCCGCACAACCACCTTCAAAAACCGAAAAATCGTTATGTCTTCTAGCCCTGGCAATGAAGGCTCTAGCCGCATATGGCCGGTTTGGGAAAACTCAGACAAACGCCTTTTTCATGTTCCCTGCCCTGAGTGTCAGACCGAACAGGTTTTATCGTGGGAGCAAGTGAAGTGGCAGAAGTTACCCCTTGAAGACGGCACACATGAACACCAAACGGAAACCGCCGTTTATATCTGCAAACACTGTCAGGCGAACTGGTCAGACAGTCAACGCTATGCCGCTGTGTCGCGTGGTCGATGGATAGCAACCGGCCCAAAGGGCAAGATTGCAGGATTCCACCTTTCAACCCTCTATAGCCCATTTGTGACCTTGGGCGAGCTTGCCGAAAAGTGGATTGCATCAAAAGATAATCCACAACAAATCAAGGTTTTCAAAAACACAATCTTGGGAGAACTTTATAAAGAAGAATATGTTGCAATCAATGATAACGAGTTGATGGAACATTTAGAAGATTATTCTGTAACATCAATACCAAACCAAGTTCTTGCAATTACAGTTGGCGTTGATACCCAAGGTGACAGATTTCAATATGAAATTGTTGGTTGGGGATTACAAGGTGAAAGTTGGTCTTTAGAATATGGCAATATCCCAAATCAACCGATAACACCAGAGGCATGGGAAGGCATAGACAATATTTTAGATAGAAAATTTAAAAGAGAAGATGGAGTTGAATTATCTATTCGTGCAATGGCTATTGATAGTGGTGGAAACTTCACAACAGAAATTGTTAATGAATGTTACAAAAGACGATCAAAGAAGGTATTTGCTATTAAGGGTGAAGATGGTTGGAGCCGTACAATATGGCCTTTATCACCTTCAAGAAACCGTGTGACACACAAACCAGTTTATCTACTTGGTGTTGATCCGGCTAAACGAAAGGTTTTTCAGGCTTTAAAGGCTAAATATGATAGTTCAAAAGAAATTAATATAATGTATTGCCATTTTCCAGCAGAAGCTGGCTATGACAATCAATATTTTAGAGGTCTAACAGCAGAAGAATTACGAACAAAATATGTTGCTGGAAAAGCAAAGCAACACTGGCACCCATTAAGAAAAGAGAATGAACCTCTTGATTGCCGTGTTTATGCTCTTGCTGTTTTGGAAGGTTTAAAACTTGATTTACAGAAGATTAAAATTATTTGCGATGATAAAGCAGCGGCTATAGCAAAAGGCGAAACGTATAAATTACCATCCGCAATATTTAAAGCCCCTGGCAAGCGTTGATTGATAAATAGAATATGAAATAAATTACAAAAGGTAAAGAATGGCTAACGAACAATTAAAAGTTAATATTGGTGATGCTTTAGTAAAATGTGTAAGACAACATCACATATCAGATGCTGTTTCTGCTACATTCTCAGTAGCATCATTATCATATTCACAAACAGAAACTATATCAGGCGATATAAAGTTTATTGTGCCATCAACCGTTACAAGCGGTTGGGTTGTCAATCAATACCCATATTCAATCACAGTTTTAGACGCAAACAGCAACCGCAAGACGGTTGAAACTGGCGTTCTAACTGTTTTACCAGACCCAACAACATCAACTGTAATAACCTTAACTTATAATGAAACTGTATTAGCGGCAATACGTGCCCGTATAGCAGAACGATCAACAACTGATCAAAACTCAATGGCTATAGCTAATCGTTCGGTTGGCCGTATGTCAAAGAGTGAATTAATGAGTTGGGAAGCTGAATTTGCATGGCGTGTTTATTTGGAACGCAATAACAATAGATTACCAGTTGTAAAAAATAATTTTGGAAGATATTAAAATGAAATGGAATATATTTAAAAGAAATAAATCAACCAAAGTTGATACAAAGCAATTGCTTATTGAAAATGAAAACAAGCGTTCTCTTGCTAATGCTAATTTTATGAATGCATTGCCTGGATATATGACTTTTGCCCGTACAACATCACAATTTGAAACACAGCAAGATTTAGTACAAACACGCTATACAGCCCGTCAATATGTCAGAGAAAATGCAATAGCAGCAAAATACATTGCAACTATGACAAGTGCTGTAATTGGTCCGAATGGCCCAAAGATTTTACCAAATGTCCCTAACAAATCAGGTACAGGCCAGGATAAGCCATCAACAGGAGGCATTAAAGCGGCTTGGGATAATTGGTGTAGCCTTGGCAACTGTTCAACAGACATTCGCTTAAACTTCAAAGACTTTATGGAGCTTGGTTATAAAAGCTGGAAAAGAGACGGTGAAGTTCTGGTATTGTTCATAACAGGTTCAGAGGCAGGAAGTGATTATAATTTTAGAGTTAAAATGCTTGAAAGTGATCATTTACAAGAAACATACAACACCACAGCACCAGATAGCGGAAATATAATTAGAAACTCAATTGAGTTTGATAAACATGGCCGTGTTGTCGCCTATTGGGTCTTACCGGCACATCCTGGCGACTTCCAGGGCATGAGCATGGCAAGCGGTCCAGCACCAGAACGCATAGCCGCAAAAGACGTAATCCATTTTTTTAAGGTTGAACGTCCTACACAGACACGCGGAACGCCTTCCCTGGCCCCTTCTCTCTTCGCTATGGGCCAACTAGCCGAATATGAGCAAGCCTCTCTCCAGGCGTCTAAAAACGCGGCACAGATGGCTTTATGGCTGAAGGTAAGCACAAACACCCTTGATCAGCTTGACGATGAACAAAGAGGATCGATTGCCAGCCTTGGCGGTAAGCTCGGTGATCTTGGTGTGTTGCCTACCGGCTATGAGATTCAGGACACAACCGCAACCCATCCAACAACTACATTCGCAGATTTTCGCAAGGCACAGCTTCAATCAACCTCAATGGGATTGAACACGCCTTATTTGAATTTAACAGGTGATGTATCAGCCGTTAATTATTCAAGTGGAAGATTAGCTTTATTAGATTTCAGAGACACAGCAAGACACGAACAAATATTTTTTGAAGAACATTTTGTTTTACCAATTTATAAAAAATGGCTTGAAATAGCTATTTTAAGTGGTGCTATCAAAAGAACATTAAACATGGCTGACTTTGCCCGTTTATCAAATATCAAAGTTGTATGGCGTGCTTATGATTGGATTGACCCATTAAAAGACGGTCAAGCAACAGTTCTTGAACTTCAAAACGGTCTTACCAGCCTTTCACAAGTTGCGGCTGAAAGAGGCATAGAGTTTGACGAATTAACAGCCGATATTATAAAGGACAAAGAAGCACTTGAAAAAGCAGGCTTAACATTTGCTTGGATGGTTCCTGCGATAAATACAAATGATAATTCAAATCAAGATAATGAAAATAATAATGAGGATACCAGCGAAGATAATGGAAAAGAAGATAATAAAGATAAGTGATTTGCAACGCTCATTTGATGGTAGTTCATCTGAAATTAAAGCAGATGAAGATTTAAGAACCATTGAAATAGCGTTTTCATCTGAAACACCATATGACAGAGGAGAATACATAGAAGTTTTATCACATCAAAAGAATGATATTGATTTAACATTTATTCAATCTGGCCGTGCCCCTCTTTTGTTAGATCACGATAAAACAAAGCAAATTGGCGTAATTGAAACAGTTTCAATTGATAAAGACGGTGTAGGCCGTGCAACTGTAAGATTTTCTAAATCTCAATTAGCAGAGGAAGTTTATCAAGACGTATTAGACCAAATACGAATGAATATATCAGTTGGATATGTAATTACAGGTTATGAATACAACGAAAAAACAGGCGTTGCCGTTTGTGAATGGCAACCATTAGAAATAAGTATTGTATCTATCCCTGCTGATCAGACGGTTGGTGTAGGAAGAAGCATAGATATAAATAAAGAAGAGATTTCAACAGACGAAATAATATCCGTTGAAAATACACCGTTAGAAAAAGATATTTCAACGGATATGATAAATACAAATACAACCATAACTAAAATAGAGGTTAAATCAATTATGTCAGAAGAAAACAACAACGAAAAAGAAAAGGCAAAAATCTATCAATCAGCAGCACGATATGGTTATTTGAATGAAGCTGAAGATTTTATTGCTAACAGCCGTTCCATGAATTCATTATTGAACAAATGAGTTCAAGCCGTGCGAACGCAATCAACCCAATTGCAGACCAAAATGCAGTTAGTGGAACAGAAATGGGTTTCAGTAAGAAAGAATCAGTAAGCTATGAAACTTCATTGGCTCGTGCTGTTCGCTCACTTGCCGAAGGCCGTGGCATTGATGGCTTTGTAAAAGAAGTAAACCAAGAACTTTCAAGCCGTTTTGGTAAAGAAGCAAATGGCCGCTCAATCATGTTACCAGTCGGCGAATTAAACAAACGTACAACTCAATATATTTCAGGTACAGGCACTTCACAAACAGTTAATGGTCTTTCAAACACAAACTATATGGGCAGTGAATTAGGCCGTCCATGGTTTGCTGATACTGGCTTAGTAAAAGCTGGTGCTAAAGTTCTTGAAGGTGCAAAAGGTCTTATCCAAATTCCTGTTGTTAAAAACCCTCTTACAATAACAGCACCAGGGGAAACAGGTACATTTGCATCAAGCGATATTACATCAACCCACATTTCATTAACACCAACACCAATTGCAGGATCATCAACTGTAACAAACACAATGCTTTACAACAGTGATCCATATATTGGTTCTTTGATACAAGACATTTTGACCCAACAAATGGCAGTCACTTTAGATAGTGCTTGCTTAAATGGCTTGGGAAACATTGTCGGTGTATTACAGTCAACATCATTAAATGCTTATGCATTTGCTGGTGATCC